GTGTTTCTTCCTCCCAAAAATATCTATCCTTTAATGTATCTAAACTAAACTTGTCTAGTTTCTTTTCCTTGTCATAGTCTATAACAATTCCTAAGTATGGTTTCTTACCTATCTTATCTTCAACCATCTTTGTTTTCTCCTAAGTGATATTCTGTATCTTCTAAAGCTATTGCTATAATTGCATAGTGTATAATTTTAAGTAAGTCCATCTCTGCATCTGTTCCATCTTTCTTACCACATCGCATAGCATACTTCATAATGTTACCTATACAAAATCCTTTACCATGTCCTGCATCAATAATCATATCGGTTGCTTGATACCGACCTTGTGCATAATGTCTTTCATATGTTCCATCTACATATCTCTGCACTTGTTGTATTATATTCTCTTCGTTAAATTTATATTCCATTATTCTCCTTAATGTATCTGTGTATCTTGAGGTATCCCTGTAGTACGATACTCTAATTCAGCATCAGCTAATTCTCTTAATTTCATAATGACATCCGTATCTATATCTTCTAATTTATTCCCTGAAAAAATAAAACTACCTGTGACTAATATAAGTTCTTCCAATTCTATTTCTTTCAGAGATACATCAGCGTGCATTTTCTATTTCCTGGATAGTAGTATCTTCGATAACTTTTTTATTCTTTCTAATAATTCGTTTAATTCTTTGTTGAAACCAACAAGGAGTATAAGCAGATAGATGAATACTACGATTGGCAAAGAAGTGAGTTTGCTCTGGCATGTATTTATCCATGTTCTTAGGGTTAAGTTTCTTAGCTTCTTCATCTGTCAACATAGTCTTTAACCACTCAAGCACCAATTGATTTGCGTGTCTTCTTATTCTTTTTGCCTTTCTTCCATTCATTAGTTAGTTCCTTTACTTTAGGTTCTTTAACAACAGTTGTAAAATAAGCCAAGCCTTTAGCATATTGGAATATTCTTAAACCATTACCCTCATTAGTATCTGTATGACATTCATACTTATGTCTACAATAAAAACATTCACGAGGTAGCTTCATATTACCTGACACACCATCAGGTATAGGATCGTAGCATTTTTCAGGGGGTTCAGAAGCTATTAAAGCTTTCTTCACTTTACTTATTTTAGTCTTTATGTTGGGTTTGTCAAGTTCTTCAGGTATAAATAATGCAAGTTCTCCTGTTTCTTTATTAAGGGCAAGGAACCCCCCCTTATTTGTACCCATAGCTTCCTCATATGCTGCGAGCTGTGACATATAACCAAAGGGGTCTTGCTCGCCCAGAGTTCCATCTCTAAATTTCTTAAAGGCAAACCCTGAAGCAGTCTTAACATCAATAACTTCTCCATCAATAGTACAATCCATGTGACCTTTAACACCTTTAACAGATACATTCCTTTGTTCATCATCTACTTTGTGTCCTGCCAACCTAACCAGGAACAAGACAACCTCTTCTAAGATGTGACCATATAGGAATTTAATAAAAGTGGGAGGAGAGATAGGTATGTTACTTTCTTCAGAGTTTAAATCATACCATAGCTGTCTTGTAGGCCTACCTATATTTGACATTCTTAAAGTTTCAGTACTATTTCTAGGTTCAGGATGTGCCCAATTCTTTAATGCAGTCTTAATAGACTCACCAAGTTCATCTAACTCTTTCTCAGATACATCTAATTGTTTACCTTCTCCTAGTACAGAGAGCTGACTGTAGATGTCCTCTACTAAAGTATCTAATTTTTTCATAGTGCCTCTATAGTTTTCTTGGCTTCCTTTACAGATACTTGAAACCATTCTCCATTAAATGTTTTACCTTTCTTAATAAGTAATTTATGTGCTGCTTGTTCAGCTTCACTTCTATTAGTAAAAAACTTTTTGTACTCTAATATATAATCTCTTAATGGACTACTTGTTTGATATTGTTTGCACCTATCTTCAGCATCTATTGCCATGCCTACTTTAAGCCAGCCTTCCCATGCAGGATTAGTTAATACATAAATATAGCCATCAACTATCTCATTAAACGAATGAGACATCTGTTCTTTTATCTCTAATAGTTTTTCAGCATTTGGTTTTATTAATCCCATTTTTTCAAATGCTTTCCACATGCCTTCTTTTCTACAGACTGAATTGAAAGGATGTTTTATATTTCCTATCCTCATTCTCTGACCATTGATTGTGACTCTTGCTTTGTTCTCTAAGTACCCTTGTAATGTGGGTGGGTGTAGTTTGCTAAAATTTTTAATGTGTTTCACTCCAGTTATCTCCTACTTTGTATTCTCCATCTAAAGGACAGAGAAGATTATAATAATTACCTGCCGTCTGTATACAGTCAACGGCAAGGTTGCCTACGAAATCGGTTAAGTCTTCCCTGACTTCCATCTGCCATTCATCGTGAATGTTAGCAACAAACTTTGCATCTAAGGCTTGTAATTTTATTAAAGAATCTAGCATAGCTAAAGCTCGTTTCATAACGATGGCTCCTCCTCCTTGCAGTAAAGTGTTCAATGCTGCATGAGGGTGACGCACAAATATCTTACGACCATCAAGACCTTTTAAATATTTTTTCGTTGCTGATCTTCTAACTTTGTCTCCAAGAGACTTAAATGATGGTTTATTATCAAAGAAATGTTGTCTAAGTCTTGTGCCTTCTTTCGTACTTCCACCAACCACACTGCCAAGTTTTCTATCTCCTGCTCCGTATATGAGGGCATAGATAAATGTCTTTGCCTGATCTCTTGATTCAAGTCCTGCAAGTTTTTGATTAAAGGCGTGTATATCTCCGTTAATGATTTCATTTGTAAACTCCTCGTCATTCATATAATGTGCAAGTATTCTAAGTTCTAGTCCACTTGCATCTATTCCAACTAATTTATAACCTTCAGGTACAGTCCAGCAAGAGCGACACTCTTCACCAAAAGGACTCTTAACACTAGGTACTTGAGCCATGTTAGGCGACCTGTGGGCCATTCTTCCTGTTATCGTACCATTAGGTATAACAAAACCATGTACTCTATTGTCTTCCTGTAGAGCTACAAACCAGGAATCTATCTGTGCTATTCTTTTCTGTAGTAATAAAAACTTAGCTATCAACCTAGCTTCAGGAATCTTTTTTATATTTGCTAAAGTCTTTTCATCTACCATAGGTTGTCCTGTAGGTGTAAATCTTTTTGGCTTCCACCCAAACTCTATTAAGTATTCCCCTATCTGTTTGCGTGAACCTAAGTTAAAGTCTTGTATCTTTCTACGCATGAAAGGTTTAGTACAGTTAGTGGGTAACAGTTGCTCATACTCTTCATCAGTTAAACCTTGTTTAGATAAAGTACCATCTTGTTTAAGTTTAGGTATAACTTCTTTAATATCTACTAACTTAGGTTTAAATACTTCATGTACTAGCTTCTCTATATTTCCCATCTTTTCTCTTAGGTCAGCTAATAGTATCTCAGCTTTTCTATCATCAAACAGAAAGCCATGAGACTCTTGCTCCTTTAAAATTTTAGCAACTTGTTGTTCCAAAGAAACACTATCTTGAGAGAAACCCTTGCTTTCTTTTTTAAGTTTTTCAAACACGAGGGTATTTAATTGCACATCTCTAACACAGTAATTTAACATCTCCGTACTGTACTCTAGATAGTCTTCAAATTCTATCTTAGGTAGTCTCAGACGAGAACCCCAGGACTCTAAGCTATGGCCTCCTTCTCTAACAGGATTAAATAATCTAGAGAGAACGAGAGTATCTACTATTGTTTTATGAGATAACTTGACGTTACTAAACTTTTCTACCAGTGGTATATCAAAACCAATTATATTATGCCCCACTAATTTATCGGCTGATTCTAGTAGTGCATACCCCTTGTCCAATTTATCAGGAGGAAACTTATAAATCTCTTTAGTATCCATATCTTGTGCCACGATACAATGTATCTTTGTAGCTTTAAGATCGTCAGTCTCTATATCAAAGACCAAGTTCATTGCTGTTGTCATTAAGTTCATAGTCTTCATAGGATTCGCTTAACCTTCCTGTTGTATGGTCATAAATTAAAGATGAAGCTATACCTACATCTCCTGTATATCTAGATTTAAGTACACGTAGACGAGTAGTGTTAGCTTCTTCTTCATCATCAGCCTGTTGATTTCTCTCCAATGCAATGACGCAATCACTTAGCTGTGCTATGGCTTGACTACCTCTTAAATGACTAAGCGACACTTCTATTCCTTGTTCGTGTCCTTTATCCGAGGATACTCTTCTTAGATGAGATACCAGGATTAGTCCTGCTCCTGTTTCTTCAACTATACTTCTAAGTCTAGTCATAATATCATCTATGGCTCTGCGTTCATCGCCTTCATGCACAGCCGATACTAGCATATGTAAATGATCTATCACTACCCATCTGCACTCACACCCTATAATTATAAAGCGAAGCTTAGAAAATATTTCTTCAATACTATTAGTACCAAAGTGAGCGTGTATCCATACCCTATTTTTATTTTTGCCCGCATAGAGTACATTAAATAAATCATCTAGCTCTTCGTGAGAAAACTTTTCCCTTTCTTGATCTATGTATAGCCTAGCATTAGCTTCGATAGAAAGAATACCATCAACAGTTCTTCTCCAATCTTCTTCAAGAGCTATTACCCCTACGTTATCAGTTGTATTCATTATTAAATGATGTTCAATCTCACGAGTAACTGAAGATTTACCAAGACCTGTACCACCTGTTAAAGTAACTAACTCACCTTGTCTTAAACCATATAGCTTTTTATTAAGGCCTTCCCAAGGATAAGGTACGCTCTCTTTATATTCTCTATTATGAAACTTTTCTCTTAATTCAGATATGTTTCTAACTCCACTAGGAGTATAGGGTTGTGCATCCCAAAAAGCTTGCATAAATTCTGTATGTTTGTTGGCTATAAGCATATCGTTAGGGTCTTTAAAGCCATTAGGCAAAGTCATTATCTTAATCTTTCCTGGTTTTACAGTTCGTGCTACTTTTTGAGTTGCTTCCTTACCTGCTTTGTCTTTGTCAAAACAAAGAACAATGAACTCAAAGCCTTCAACAAATTCTAAACTATTCTTTATATCTTTAACTGCACTACTAGCTCCACCTTTAATAGAGACAACAGGCCACTTGCTTCCCATCAAACTGTAAGAAGCCATAGCATCACATTCGCCTTCAGTTATCAGTAAGTATTTACCTCCTGCTTTAAAGAGATGCTCCCCAAACAATCCTGCTTCGGTTGCTGATCCTGTCCATCTGAAATCTTTAGTAGCCACTGTTCTTATCTTAGTAGCTGTTAAAGTATTCTCTGAATAAAAAGGATACATGTGTTCTACAATCTTACCTTCATGATTATAAGTCACTTTAACTCCGTACTTACGAGCAGTATCTTCTGTTATTTTACGATCTGTTAAAGCTCCAAAGGAGTATCTAGAAGTATCAGTATTGCTAATCTTCTGTGTGGCTTTAGCTTCGATTGTTTCTTGGTTGTATTTAAAAGGTTTATCTTGGCCTTCTATACAATGACTGTGACACCATGCAGTTCCATTTGAAAAGACAGTCACACAATCATTGTGTGTACATATAGGGCAAGATTGATGAGTCTTAGCTACTCCGTTTGATGACATAAAACCTCCATAGTGAGAGGGTAAATTACTCTACCCCCTCGTTTCGACAAGAGAAGTTTTACCTTCTCGGCACACACTACTCTGAATCGTCAGACTCAGATAGTTCTTCTTCCACAACTTCAACATCATCTTCGGATGCTTGTGAATCTACCTCATTTACAATAGCAATGATACGATTAGAAAAGAAATTAATACCTGCTTGCAACTCTTCCAAGTCTAAAGTTAGATTTACTTTCTTTTGATTCAATCGTTGCAGCCTACCGAAAACTCCTTGTCCTTCTTCGGGCAAGTCCTCTACGTTTATCTGCACATCATCAATAGTTACAAAAGGTTTTGTCTCTTCGTTGTTTGTTTCATTAGTCATAATTAAAACTCCAGTTCAGTTTCTTCATTATTAATACCAAGCTCTTCTCCATCTATCTCAGTTCCTTCAAACTCAATGAGGCTATTAACTTGAACGGCTTGTAAGTCTAGGCTTTTCCCTG